AAGGTTATCTATAAGGTCATGGTTTTTGGTTGCAATAGCTTTATTAATGCCATTAGTACCTATTACATTAATATATTTTTTAAATAGTTGACATTTATTTTTAATCATGTAATATTAATTTTGTAGTATTTATTTAATTTTAAAAAGGAATCAAAATGAAACTTACAAAAAAAGAACAAGAAAAGCGTTTAAACCGAATAACTAGTATTAAACTTTTACCAGTTTATTTTGTAAAAGGTGCAAGTGGTCAGAAAATCTGGAAGTTTCCCCTTGCTAAAACTTACGCTTATGACAAAAGTCAAGAGCCAAAAAGTTTGACAGCTCACTATCGTGGTCGTTGTGATGATACATTACACCTTATGAAGTAATTATTTTTTACTAGAAGCCCTCTATTTTTTAGAGGGTTTTTTTTTCGTCTATTTTTTTTCTCTTATTTTTTTCCAGTTTAAACATAATTATTTTTTTCTCTTATTTTTTATTTTTTTAAACAGTTTAAACGCTGTGGATTCATTGTGGATAACTTTTATTTTTTTATCCACAAGTGATTAAAAATTAAGCAGATGTTAAGTTTAGAATACTTGATTAAATTACTCAAGTATTATGCTTAAAAATTAAGCAAATGTTAAGTAAAACAGCAAAATCAATGTGAAGCTATCTATAGAGCCTGTCAATGAATATTGTCATTAACTGATAGGATAGCATTAGAGNTTNACAGAAAAGCCCACACAGAGCCATTCTGAAAGCCACGCTGTAAGCCTTATAAACAAAGGGATGCAGGGAATATAGCTAAAAAACACAATATATTTAATGATAAGTAGAATTAATCAATAAATGCTGTTTAAACTTTCTAATTTGTGTAAAATACTCTTAGCAACACAGCAAAAATGAAACACCGTTCAATTTTGAACAACACTTTAAAAAGGAATCACAAAATGAAAAACACAAATGTAATGAATAGAGAAACATATCTTGAAGCAATGACAGATAAGGCGGTTGTACTATTTGAAGATGCTGGATATAAAATATCAGATATTAGAAGCATCATAAAAGTTTCATGTGGATTTCCACCAAATACAAGGGTTGGAACTAAATTTACAACGCTAGGCGTTTGCATAAATCCAAAAGCTTCAGCATCAGGAAATCATGAGATATATATTAATCCTGTTACAAGTGAAAGCGTAAAAGTGATTGATATATTAATTCATGAATTAACCCATGCAATGACAAATACACAATTTCCAAATGCAAAGCAATCACATGGAAAAGAATTTAAAATGGTATCTAAGGGAATTCAAATGGACGGAAATAAAAAATTTAAATACGCTTGTGCGAATCCTGATTTGATAAAAAAAATTGAATCATGGATTAAGGAATTAGGCGAATATCCGCATGATAAAATTACTTTAAAAGGTAATCGAAAAAAGCAAACTACAAGGAACTTAAAATTAATTTGTGATTGCGGATTTATAGCAAGAAGCACAAAAGGTTCTGTTCTTAAATATGGCTTACCTAATCATTGCAATAAAGAAATGGAATTTGAAATTTAATTAATTAGGCGGTTTAAACACCGCCATTTTTAAAAGGATAATATAAAATGAAATTACACAATCAGCATGTAATAGATAGCTTAAATGTACTATGTGATGAGCGAATAAAAGAATTACCTCTGGATAGTCCTCATGGGGATTATATTTATTATAGTTTCCAAGATTACATTAATAGAGAAAAATGGTTACCGAATGAATAGATAGCGTACTAACTAAATAAGCCCATTAATTTGGGCTTTTTTTTGGTCTAAAAAATCACGATATTATTAAGATGTAATTGAATTGATATCTCAATTCTAGTATAATCCAATCTATTGGTATGAAAGCCTTGCCAATGACAATCCAAATTAACACCATTTACAAGCCCACTATAAGCATTTAAAAGCTATTTAGTAGGGTATATATAGAATTAAATAAAAGGCTTACTATCAAGCTAAAACAATGCTTTAAGAGGATAGAGGTATATTATAGCGGTCTTATAAAGGCATATAGCATAGAGCTATCTACAAGGCTCACCACAAAGACTTTGTAATGAATAGGTATGCTTGTATCAGATTGATATATAAATGGCTTAAAAGAGCTTAAAAGAGCTTGAGCAAGTCTTATATAAGAGTGAATAAGAGTTATCCACAGACAAAACATAAGGTAGTTTAAACGCATGAATGATAAACCCAATGATATCAATGAGTTACAAGCATCAGAGGAAGTCTTATACAAGAGTTATCCACAAGCAGATAATATTGAGTCCTCTGAATCCCTTGCTACCATTGAGCCACAGGAAAAGTGCTTAAAAAATGAGCAGAAAAAACGCAAGAGAGGTAGACCCCGTCACCTTATTTTAGCGACCACCCAATTGGAGGTTTATAATTTAAGTAGAGTAGGTACTAGGCATGAAGATATCGCTATACTGTTAGGTTTCTCTGAAGATACTCTTGCCAAATATTATCGTAAAGAATTAGATAAAGGTAGAATAGAAGCTAATGCCGCAATAGCTGGTACATTGTTTGAGAAAGCTAAACAAGGTGATACCTCTGCTATGTTATTTTGGTTAAAGACTAGAGCAGGATGGCACGAAAAGAATACTACAGAATTAACTGGAGAGGGGGGTGCCCCCATTAATATCAAAGTAATAACAGGTATAGATTAACAAACCCCAGTACCTTATATTATATTATCTTATCTTATCTAGTATAGTCAGGGTATATACAAAGTCTATACAATGTATATACAACTTTAAATTAAGGAAAAATTATGAGCAACGCACTACAAAGAATGATAAATGAAATTCAACAAATAAGAAATGCAGATGGTACTGGTGGTGTAGGTAATGTGTCTAATCAAGAAATGCAAATGTTTAACGCAATGGCAAATGGTGCAGGTAATAACTTTACATCCCCTATTGAAGAAATGAGAGCATTGCAACAAAAAGGAGCATCTGGTGCTGGTTTTTTAAGTGATGTAGAAATTAATAGGTTTATGCAATTAAGAAATCAACTTAATCCTAACTTACCACAAGAAAAACCATTAGCTACAGTATTAGAACCAGTAGATATAGATGGTGCTGGTCAAATGAGTCTACAAGAATTAACAAGGTTTCTTCAAAATTCAGAAAGACTAGGAAGAAGTGGGTATTAATATGTGGTCATGTCATTTATTTGTAGGATGTCATTTTGGAGTAGAGTGGTACGAAGCTGAAAAAGTAGACGACTCTAAAAACAAAACACATTATAGTTATTTTATTATAGATTTAGGATGTTTACGCATCCAAAAATGTGAGAAATTGGAGAATGTGTGATGAGCCTAAACCTAAAGAAGAAGATGTACAAAAAACCAAAGAAGAACGCCAAGAAGAATTACGCAGATGGTTTGAGTCTATGAGTGATTGTGTATGAGTTTATATGAAAACATAAATAAAAAAAAGAAAGCAGGCACTAGCAAAACTAAAAAGAAATCTACAATATCTGCTAAAGCATATAAAGAAATGCAAAAAGGTTTTCCTAACTCTAAAAAGAATAAAGCAAAAAGAAAAACTAAAAAGGCTTAACTATGAAAGGCGTAAAACACTACACTAAAGATGGTAAAGAATGGAAGGGCAATATGCACAAAATGCCTAATGGTAGTTTGCATACAAATAAAACCCATACTAAAACATCTCAAAAATTAGTACACTATAAAGATTTGTCTAAAAAAGCTAAAGCATAATGGCTATTGATTACAGAGGTGAAAAATTTTCTGGTTACAACAAGCCTAAAAGAGCTAGAACTAAAACTAAAAAGTTTGCTGTATTAGCAAAAGAAGGAACTACAGTTAAATTAGTACGCTTTGGTGATGCTAATATGACAATTAAAAAAGACCAACCAGCCAGAAGAAAGTCTTTTAGAGCTAGACATAAATGTGATGAAAAGAAAAGCAAATTAAGTGCAGGCTACTGGTCTTGTAAAAAATGGTAGTTTAAATTAACATAGGGTAACGACCTCTTATGAGAGTTACAAAATATGAAAAAAGAAGTATCGACAGGCTATAAAGCCAGAAAACCACAAAAAGAAATACACGAACTTGTTAAAGAAAATAGGTTTGTAGTAGTAGTTGCACATAGGCGTATGGGTAAAACTGTATGTGCTATCAATCAACTAATACATAGTGCATTAAACTGTGATAAACCTAACCCTAGATTTGCTTATATAGCTCCAACATATAACCAATCTAAAAGAATAGCTTGGGATTACCTATTAGAATACACTAGACCTTTAGGTGGTAAGGCTAATA